GGTTGTTGTGGCGGCCTATTATATCGGTAAATATGCAGGTGAACATTTGGGGAATTTGAATTTACCTGTGGAAATTTTTCCAACATAATAAACCGCTTGCATAGTATTGTATTTATGGTATAATATCGACAGTTGAATAACGTACCTGCGGTGACAGGATAGCCCTAGAGACCCGGTGAGGGTGGGGCGAAAAGGGAATCGCAGGGGCGCAAAAGTTCGATGTATCGAAGCGCAATTCGCGCGGGATTATTCCGTGCTGGTTGCGCTTTTTTGTTTTTAGGAGGAAATATGCCGGAACCGCAGGATGGGGAAACACAAGAAGAATTTATCCAGCGCTGCATCCCGGTTGTGCTGGAGGATGGAACCGCCGAGGACAACAAGCAGGCCGTGGCGGTCTGTTACAGCATGTGGGAACAGGCGAAGAAGAGCGTTAAGGGTATATCGGTCAAAGCCGTGGGGGATTGGGAGCTGGAAGTACTCGGCATCCCCTATGGGGGGCCACAAGGGGGAAAAGACGCCGATGGCGAGTACTTCAGCTCGAAGACCGAATTTTACCTGGATCGGTTTAGCAAGCCCCTGGTGACGTATTACCACGGTTTCGACCCAGAAGGAAATCCCCAGGGAGACCCGGAGATTATCGGCGAGACCAACGGTTATGAAAAGCGCGCTGATGGTGTGTGGTGGAGAGTGGTTCTGGATAAAGCCAGCGAGTACGCCAAGCGCGTCTGGGAAGCGGCCAAGCAGGGCATCGCCAGGGCATCGAGCGGGAGCATATCGCACCTGGTACGGACCGCTACTGATGGAGAGATCCTGCACTGGCCGATTACCGAGTTGAGTTTGTTAGACGCCGTGGGCAGCCGCCAACCCGCCAACCAATACGCGGTGGCGCTACCCATAGCGCAGAAGAGTTATAAGCGGGCGGGATTAGAACTGCCCGAACTGCCGGAGATGGACGGGCCGGAGACCACGCTAGAGACCCAGCCGGGTGGCGCGGTGAAGCCTCAGACCTCCCCGGACACCAATCATTTAGAAAGCTCAGAACGAGTTATGGAGGGACAAAAAATCATGGAAGAGAAAGAAGTACAAGAACTTGTTGCTAAACAAGTTGCTGATGCGTTAAAGGCTGAGACTGAAAAGCGCGAAGTCGCCGAAGCCGTCGCCAAAGCGGAACAGGAGAAGATCGACGCTGCAGTCAAAGCCGAGCGCGAGAAGTGGGAGGCCGAGGCTGCCAAAGCGAACCGCCTATCGTCTGACGACGGTATGCCGTATATCAAAAAGTATGGCGACACCGATAAATTCGATGACCTTACTCCAGGCGAACATGCATTTATGCTGTCATGCTGGAAAGGGTTATACCATCAGCGCGGAGAAGGACAGAACATCACCGATGCTGCAGTCAAGGCGTTGGCACTCAAAGCTGATAGCGAAGCGCAGAAGGGCGACAAGCACAGTTATTCCGCGATGAAGGCGCTGCACAAACTGGCGCCAGAGATCAAGGCTAACGAGGTCAACTACTCCACCTACTCCAGCTACGGCGATCAGTGGGTTGGAGTCCTGTACCATTCCGACCTGTGGGAGAAAATCCGAGCCGGGACGTGGGTGCTGTCTGAACTAGAGCGGGGCGGCGATGTGCGCCAGATCCCCGACGGGTACGAAAGCGACATTGTGCCACTGGAAAGCACCGACCCAATCTGGTACAAGGTCGCGCAGACTACGGCGGTCGATTCGACCTGTTTGCGCCCGGTAGCGTCTGTTACCGCCTCGCCGATTGGCACTGCACAGAAGAGCGTTTCTCTAGCAAAAATGGGGTGCCGAGTTCTGTTTACCGGCGAGATGGTTGAGGACTCGCTGGTCCGCTGGGTGCCAAACGCTTACCGACAGATCCAGGTAAGCGGTCAGGAGCAAATGGAACACGCTATCATCGATGGCGACACATCAAGCGCGAACACCACGAATATCAATGACATTGGGGCACAACCCGCCGGTACTGCGGTATTCAACCTGGTGGACGGTTTCCGCAAGTTGGGGCTAGTCACGAACACCGCAAATTCACGAGATGGTGGCGTTTTAGCTGTGGAAGATTTTCTGGAAACACTCAAACTGATGGGAACCGCCGGGAAGCATGCGACTGATAGAACCAAGGTTAGTTTCGTCCTAGATCCGTGGGTACACTGGAAGGCATTAGAACTGTCTGAGGTCAAGACCAGGGATGTATTCTCTGGGGCGACCATCGAAAACGGTATGCTGACCGCAATCTGGGGTTATCCGGTAAAGGTAAGTCACTTTATGCACTACGCCGGGGTTCTGCTCGGCACGGTCACGACCGCCGCGTACCAGCTGAAGGCCAATACCAGCGGCAAAGTGGATCAGACTACCGAATCGAATAACACTAAAGGCGCGTTCTTTGCAGTCCGCTGGGATCAATGGGCTTTGCGCTGGAAACGGCGCATGACCATGGAGATTGACCGTTGGCCCGAGGCCGACACCAACCAAATCGTTGCATTGCTGCGCTGGGGTTTGGCGTATCGGGACTCCGATGCAAGCGCCATCACCTACAACATTACTGTATAAACTCTGATATGAGAGCCTGATAGGGGAGGGTATTACAACCCTCCCCCGGAGGCAAAGGAGGATAATAATGTCTAGATCATATATATTGAGAAAGGGAGTAAGCAAACTCCGCGACTTAGCAGACGGGATTCAAAGTAGTCTGCCACCAAATCATGGCGAGGTGTTCTACGTCAATGGGATCACCTGGGCGAACGGATTTGGAACTGGTAGTGATGCTAATGATGGGCTTTCGCCCGAAGAACCATTGATGACGCTGACCAAAGCGTTGTCATACTGCACAACCGAGGCGAATGATTACATCTTTATACTTGATTACTATCAACCAACCGGCGAAACGTGGCCGGTTAGTGTCAACAAGAGCTTAGTCAACATCATTGGACTGCAGCCCCGACACCCATCAACGAAATGGGTATGTATGTATGCGCCCTCAACGACCGCATGTATGGATATTGTAGCGGACTGTGTTTACCTCGAAGGATTAGGGTTTTATCCGAATGCGGCATCTGCCGGGATAACGGTAGATGATGGAAAGAAAATGCTGCATATCCATGAGTGCTTCTTTGCACAGGGCACCTACGGACTATCCGTCACTTCTGGTGATTGGGGATTTAATATCGCGGTAACTGATAGCTTCTTCTTGTCCTCACTTTCCTCGGGGGGAATTTCTGTGCAGGATGACCCGCCTGGGGTGTGGATTGAGGGATGCCACTTTGACCGATTGACCGGAGATTGCATCAATATATCTGCGGGCGCATATCACCGGATTATCAATAACACTTTTGCGCTCAAGGCGAACACTGAAGGTCTGGCGATAACTCTTGGTTCTGCCGTGTCGCGCGCTTTTGTGTCTGGTAATAGCGCTGGCTACGGTGTTGCTACAACTACATCGCCCTACGATGATGCAGGGACTGTCACAACTAACAACTGGGGTGTCAACTACCTCGGTACGACCGCAATAGACCCAGTATAAGGAGGATAAATCATGCCTTTAATGTCACGAGTTAAATTCAAGGTTGCTATCGACCAGTTTAAAAAGGGTGAGATTGCCTGGGTGCCTGATTTTTTGATTAAATCAAAATACGCAGGTAAGGTCGAGGAAGTGTCACCCTACGATGATTTAGAGGACGAACCAAAGCCGCGCGCTAAAAAGGCCACGAAATGACCCTAAAAGATATGCGTATCGCGATAACCGTGGACGCATCTGGCGACCTCGTTACCTATGGCGAGAAGTCGATCTTTGGGCGCTTGATCGCAGTCCTTTATGACCGCGGAGACATGGATACTGGAACAGATTTGACACTGACTTGGGACTCTTATCCCGTAACCGAAACTATCCTGACTATCACTAATGCCGGAACAGCCGACAAAATATGGTATCCGCGCAGGTTGTTGCAAGGCGAAACGGGATCGGATCTGACAGGGACTAGCGGTGGAGATCGGGAACCATTTATCATCATGGGCAGACCTAAACTTACTGTAGATGAGGGAGGTGCTAGTAAATCAGGCGCGCTTATTCTGGTTTACGAGGAATAGGTCTATGACACTTTCCACAAATAAGGTAACAGTAACCACCAATCCAACGTTGATATTCCCGCCTGATAGGGATGGCGCGTATGTGCATATCCAGGTATCAAGCCAGGGCGTAGTTTATATCGGCAATTCTACGGTGTCGACAACGACCGGGCACTATTTGCCAGCCAGTGGAAAAATCGACCTGTATGTCGGTCCTAATGAAGCCATTTACGGCGTATCGACCGAGGGGACGGTGGTTCTGACTTACCTTGCAACTCTGAACCAATAGCGGAGGTAGCGCATGGCGACTGGCGACTACTGCACTCTGGACGAACTCAAGGCGAGACTGTGGCCTAGCGACCAGGTGCCCGATGATGTAAACGACACCGAACTAGCGCGCATCATCGCCAAGGTGAGCAGGGAAATTAACCTGTATACCGGGACGCGCTTTTACAACACTGGCAGCGATGAGACGCGCTACTTTACCGCCCAGGATGTATCACACTGCTGGATTGACCCGATCACCACGATAACCAGCGTGGCGACCGATGATGAGGTGGATAGGACATACTCGACCAGCTGGACAGAGGGCACACACTTTGAGGCTTACCCCTATAACGCCAGCTCGGAGGGTTTACCCTATTTCAGGATCGACCGGCTGCCACTGGGATCTCTATGCTTCCCAACGAGCGCCAAGGCGGTCAAGGTGGTCGGGCGCTTCAACTACCACGCAGCGACCGCGCCAGCAAGCACCCTGAATGCTATCAAGGAGGCGTGTTTGCTCCAATGCCTGCATGACTACAACGCTTCCCCGACGGGGGTGCTTGGTCCAACCGAGGTCGGTCAGATCGCGGTAGTCCCAGGCTGGCATCCTGACGCGAAGCGCACGCTGGACGCGTTCAAAATCAGTATGGTGTAGCGCATGGCTCTTGACGATGCGATACGAGAAATACTCGCCATTGTAGGGGACGTACAGGGGGTACGAGCTGCGCCGGAGTACGCAACTGACAAATTGCCTCCGGGGATATTTGCTATGGCATTACCGTCAAGCGGCGTATTCCGGCAGGCCCCTACTGGCGTTTTACAGGGGCTCCATAGCGTCGAGTTGTACGTCTACTGCCCGCGAATTGACTTGGCAAAAACACTCAAAACGCTCTTGCCAATGGGCGAACTGGTAGCGGCAGAACTGGAGAAAAACGTCACGCTAAACAGCACCTGCCAGACCTTCGGAGACATCGAATACACGTTCAGCGCCAACATCAACCTGGGTAGTGAAACTCAGCCGGATTATTACTCCGGTTGGACGTTCACCGTCACCGGTATCAAGATCGAAGATACCAGCATCCTTGCATGAACCAAACCGTAGCGATCGTAGGCAGCCAGTCGGATACGCGCCACCTCGCACCGTCACATGATCCCGATGTGGATGTATGGGTGATGAACGAGGCGGCTAACCAATGGGCGAAGGAGTGGGATTTGGATGCAGTATTCCAGATTCACATCCCGGTAGTTTACCAATCGCCGCACAACCGTTGTGACCCGCACCATTGGGAATGGTTACAGCAGGATCACGGCGATTTGAAAATTTATATGCAGGAGGTTGACCCGGATGTGCCAAACTCGGTGCGGTATCCCCTGGAGGGGATTTGTCTGGAACTGTTGGGTAACTTCCATCAAGGGGTGGACCTGGAGGAGTGCCCGTTCTTCCGCTCTACTCCGGTATATGCAATCGCCCTGGCAATTTATCAGGGGTATTCCCAAATCAATGTGTACGGCGTGGAAATGTCAAGCGACACAGAGTGGGAATACCAGCGAGACAACCTGACGTTTTGGACGGGCATTGCAATCGGGCGCGGGATAAAAGTTAACTTCTATTCCGGGGACGGGATTTTCCGCTTCCCGCTGTACGCTTATGAGGGCAACTTGGAACAGAAACTGGAAACCTTCGAGGAGCGTGTCAGAGAGTTGAAAACGGAGATCCGCAAGGCGCGCGAGAAAGTGGAGCGCAAGGCTGACGCGCTGTTGCGTGCCTGGAACAACAAGAAACTATCCGAGCGCATCACCGAATGGGCTCAAGCGATGACGGAATGGGGTAATCTGGAAGGCGCTTTACAGGTGTCGGAAAGGTTCCATAACATCGTCAGCGATATGCTGGAGAAGTGGGGAACCGCTTTTCTGGATCGTGGAGAATGGGAGAGTGCCCTGGCGCTTACCGCCCAGGACGCTAATGACTACCGCAACGAGGTGTACCGCACCGCTGGAGAACTGCAACCGTTTATCGATATGTGGAGCGGGGATAAGTCGGCTAGAGCGGCAGCATTGCGGGCGCAAATCGGGCACCGTATCGCAGAGCATGGAAATGCCTGTTACGCCGCTGGTGTAGCGAATGGGGTGAGAACGGAGAATACCCGCTGGATGGAACTATACGATGAGCAGGTACGCTCCGCAGGTGGAGTGAAAGCGTTAGAGATGGTGATGGGCGAATGAGCGAGATACACATTGTGGGGACGCATCCAGCGACTAGGGAAATGGCGCCGTTTGACAATCCAGAGGCTGAACTCTGGATATTCAACGAGACCTACACCTCGCCATGGACAAAGGGGAACGCGCGGGTATTGTTCCAAATGCACCCGCCGGAGGTCTACCGCAGTTCTCACAACCGCGCCGATAAAGATCATTGGCGCTGGCTGCAGCAGAACCATGGCGACCTAGTGATTTATATGCTGGAGGTTGATCCGCTGGTGCCCAATTCCCGCAAATACCCGCTGAAAGAAGTATGCTATTCACTCTTGAGCGGGTTCAGGCAGGGAGTTGAGTTGAAGGAGCTTAAATTCTTCACCTCGTCGATCGCATACGCCCTGGCATTGGCGATCACCAAGAGACCTAACAAAATCTGCGTTTATGGTGTGGAGAATGCGACCGATACCGAGTATATAAGGCAGCGCGATTGCATCGCTTTCTACACCGGGATTGCGCTGGGTAAGAGTATCCTGGTGGATTACTACGGCGGCAATTCGCTTTTCAACCAGCCGGTTTATGGTTATGAAGGCGACATCATGCGGACAACCGAAGGATTTGACCAGCGCGCCGAGGAACTGAGAGAATTGGTCGCTGAGGCAAAGGAGGACTACGACCGCAAAGAGGCGGCGTTATCCAGGGCATTTAACAACGGGAACTTATCGCAGAGGATAAGCGAACTGATCAATGCCAGCGGCGCCTTGGGTAAACTGGAAGGTCATTTGCACGAAATAGAGAAGTACGCCAGTAAAGTTGCCGAGATGCTGCAGAACGGGGGAACGGCGATTTTAGATCGCAACGAGTATGAAGCAGCAGCAGGCCAGGCGCGGCAGGATGCCGAGAGGTATCACCAGATGATCCACCGCACCGCAGGCAGGTTGGATTACACGATTGAGGCGTATGAACACGGCAAGAGCCCAACCGCGCGACTGCAACTAGACAGCTTCACAAGACAGCACATCAACGCCGGATACGCTAAGGGATTTGCACTAGGGATCTTCGAGGAGAATTTGAAACTGACCAGGGAACTGGACAATGCGGTGAGAGCCGCGGGAGGGCAGAAAGCATTGGAGATGGTAAAGAATGGGCGATAACGGGTACGAGCCTGATTACAGCATACTGAATAAATGGCCGGTGGTGCATTGGGACTGGCCTAAGCCGGTAGTATTTATCCCAATGATGCAATCATTACCGTTTGCCGATGAGGTATGGCCGCGCATCAACGAAATTGCCAGGTACGGGACCCCATTTATCTACCAGCCGTACATGTTCGCAGATCGGGCGCGCAATGAAGCCGCTAAGGAACTGCTAGATAGTGACAAGACGCATATCGTCATGCTGGACGCCGATCACCGTCACCCGACTGATGTGGTTCACAGGTTGTGCAGGCGCGTGATAGAAGACCCGGAGCGATTAGTAGTTGGTGGGTTGAATTTCAAACGCAATGCGCCATTCTCGCCGCTGGCGTGCTATGTATCAGAGCAGGGGATATATCGCCCTCACGAATGGGAACCAGAGTGCGCCGAGGTAGACGCTATCGGCACGGGATGTATCATCATCGCCAGGGAAGTGTTCGAGCAGGTGGAGTGGCCTTGGTTTATCAACGACCCGCATTACCCCAGCAAGACGTTGGGCAGCCACGATAACTATTTTTGCCAGAAAGCGAAGGAGGCGGGTATCAAAATATGGTGCGATTTTACCCTGACCAGCCCGCACGGGGGGACGCATTGGGTAACGGAGCAGACTTACCGAACTTACTGCCAGGTAAACCCAATACCAGAGGAGGACATTAAAGATGTGCAAACTGAAATACATCGGGAATAGTTGGATACCAGGCGTGCCATCCAGGGATTTGACGCTGGAGGAGATCGAGGCGAACGGCTGGGACTACGGCGCGCTGATCGGTTCGGGTTTATACATCGAGGTTGTACCGGAGGAAGAGAGGAGAATATATAAAAAGCGCAAATCGGAAAAGCCAGAGATAGAGGAGGTGAGTAAATGGCAGGAGGTATCAGAAAACTAAGAAAGATTCAATTGGGGCGGGAGACGACCGCGGGCACAAAGGTCGATGCGACGACCTACTGGCGCGGGACTGGCACCATCGAAGACAACATGAGTTTGGTGTTCCCCGACGAGGACGTGGGCTATAAAGGAGGCGTGAACAGATCTTATATCTCCAAATATGAGGCATTGCTAGATTTAGAGGAGACGCCCGCCACGTTTGAGCAGATATTGCACATCCTTGAGATGGGCGTCGAGTCCGCCGCGGCATCGCAGGACGGGAGCGGCAGCGGGTACGTTTACGTATATCCGTTCAACCAGACCAGCGATACTGGATCGGTCAAAAGTTACACGGTCGAGGGCGGCGATAACTCCGGCGAGGAGGAGTTCGCCTACGGTTTCTGTACCGACTTCACCCTGTCAGGCGTACCGGGCGAAGCGGTGATGATGCAGGCAAATATCGTGGGGAGACAAGTCTCAACTGGGACGTTCACCAGTACTACGACCGCCACGATCCCGACCGTGGAGGAGATCCTGTTCGGCAAGGGCAAAATCTACATCGATGGTGATACCGTCACCTGGGGCAACACTCAAAAAACGTCATTCTGGCGCGGTTTTGAGTTCCGCTGTAATACCGGATGGGAACCGCAGTACACCGGGGACGGATCGCTGTACTTCACCTTTGCTAAAAACGTGGGACCTGAGATCCGCTGCGACATCACCATGGAACACAACGCCGATGCGATCACCGAAATCGCCGCATGGCGCGCAAGGACTGCGCGGAAACTGCGCTTGATATTTGAGGGAACCGCATTCACGACCGCCGGGACTTCATTCACCTATAAGACGCTGCGTATCTCCATGGTGGGATCGTGGGAGGACTTCACGCCACTGGATGACATGGACGGAGATGATGTTGTAACCGGGACATTCCGGGTTGCCTACGACCCAGACGCCGCCGCGTTCTGCGAGATTTACGTAGTGCCCGCACTAGCTGCAGTACAGTAGTGGAAAGGACTATACATGACAGTATTAAAATTTGACCCTCCAGGCATAGACGCGCCAGGATACCTACGGCGACAACGACATATCCTTGAGTTGTATTCCGAATTTAAGGATAATCTATCGCCAGGTGCGATTGATGGGTTAGTGGAAATATTTCTCGGATATGTGACCGAGCCAGAAGACAGGGACGAAGCGCGAGAAGCGCTCTTGGATGCCTCGGAAGCACAAATTAGATCATTAATGGTGGCAATCACGGGGGGAGGTGATGAAGAAAACCCTACAACATAACCTCTAAAGATAGGGCAGAAATACGCGCCTATTTTAGAGGATACAAGGCTTATGTTCCGCTCTGGTTCCGTATCCTGGCGGCAGCAGAGTTTGATCCATTAAAGGCCCAGGAGATGGAGGAGAAACTTACAGGTAGATGGTGGCATTACTGCGAGTTGGCTAATATGGAGCGGGGTAGAGTTGCACAGGCTGAACAGCGAAAGGCGCGGAGAATGCGATAAATGGCGACCAAAGAAGAACTACAAATCATTATAAGTGCCAAAGATCAAACAAAAGGTATAATTGGCGGCTTATCTGGATCATTGGGCAAACTGGGCAAACTTGCTGGTACTGCAGTCGTAGCTGGAATTGGAGCGACCACAGCTGCGGTTGGTGGTTTAGCGGTTGGTCTGGGTGTTTTGGCGAAAGATGCCGCCCAACTCGGTCCTATTGAGGAAGCATTCGAGGGGATTGCTGAGAGTTCTGGAAAATCTGCCGATGAATTAATGGATGCCTTTAGAAGGCAGTCAGGGGGCTTGATTCGCAATACCGACCTGATGAAATCCTACAACATGGCAGCCAGTCTGGTGAGTGATGATTTTGCCAATGAATTACCAAATGCCATGAATTATCTCAGCCGCGTTAGCGCAGCGACCGGCGAGGACATGGGATTCCTGATGGATAGTCTTGTGCGCGGCGTTGGGCGTGTAAGCCCGATGATTTTGGACAACCTGGGGGTACAGGTTGATTTGACTGCCGCAACGGAGGCCTATGCAGAATCGGTCGGAAAGACCGCAAAGGAATTGACAAAGAGCGAGCAGCAAATGGCGATATTTGATGCCGTGATGCAACAGCTTGCTATCAATACCGAAAACCTGCCCGAGATGAGCGACCCATTCAAACAACTGAGCGTAACACTGGTCAACCTGAAAGATACTGCTGCTAAAGAAATCGGAGGGGCGTTTCTACCATTGATACAGGATCTTGCAGATGAAATCACCGAGTTTGTATCATCTGAGGAGTTCCAACAGTGGATCAGGGACGTTGCCAGATGGTTGAGAGAGGAATTAATCCCCTGGCTAAAGGATGCCTACCGCTGGGTGAAGGAGGAATTATTACCAGCCTTGCGCGAGTTCTGGGAATGGTTGTCTCCAAAAATTGAGGCGATGAAAGCTGGGATTGCTGGTTTGCGCTCTGCCTGGGAAAGTGATTTTATGGGTATCAAAACTTTCGTAGAGGGCGTCTGGGAGGGATTGCAACTTACATTCGAGTTATTCAGCGCGGCATTTGAGGGCGACTGGGAGAAATTTGGAGACACTCTACAGGAATTATGGAAAAGCATCTGGGATACGATAAAAGGGGTAATGGAGAAGCGTATAGAAGATACGCTGGAGTACATACGAAGTGTTGATTGGGGGCAGGTCGGAAGAGACATTCTAACAGCGATTGGTAATGGCGTATTATCGGTAGGTCGCTGGTGGGCAATGCTCTGGTTTAAAATGGGTCAAACAGCAATCAACGCGGTATTAGGTGCATTCAACATTACCCTACCAAATTTAGGGGGAGGCGGAGAAAACCCTACAACCTCGTCCAATATGAATACCTGGGTTCCTGGTCATTCACGCATTAAGCCAGGACAGACAACGGTTAATTTAACGTATTCCCCGGCTGTATCGTTTGTAGACCAATATGAAGTTGAACGACAGTTAGTACCGATAATAAATGATGCCTTAAGAAGGTAACATGGCGACCCAATATTACATTTACATCGACTGGGACGATAACGGGACATTCACCGATGAGGGCGGGCGGGTGATCCGGTTCAACATCCAGCGTGGCAAGCGCAGGACTGTGGAAAAGGACGGTTACGCCCATGTGAACCCTGGGATGGCGTACCTCACCCTGGATAATTACGATGGTCGCTATGACCCGTTCAACACCTCTGGGGAACTTTACGGGTACATACTACCAAACCGCGTTGTGCGGATAAAAGCAACTGATGGCACATTGACTTACAACCTATTCACCGGGTTTATCCGTGATGTACGACCACAACGGGGCTTCCAGGGGAGATCGGAGGCGCAAATCGTATGCTCTGACGGGCTGGACTGGTTACAGGAGCAGAACTGCGAACACGGGGATGTGCAGACCGATTACCTAGTCAATGAGGCGATCAACGACTTAACGGTCGCTGCAGGTTGGCCTTTCGCTGATACTTCGGGCTGGATATTCCCGATGATTTTTGAGACCAACAGCGAATTGGGTGGTACGGGGATTGAAAATAACGGCGACACGATGCCCTACTGGTGGTCAGACCCGAAGAAGACCGTGCTGGAGGCGATCAACGAACTGGAGAACACTTGGGCGGGCAACGCATTTGTAGCGACAGATGGCACATTTAGTTATGAGGCGCGCATTTATGGATTAGATCCAAAAGTCACGATCACGCAGTCTGAATTATTAAAGGACATGGAGCTGCAGCAGCCATGGGAGGAGATAAAGAATCGCATCAGGATTGGAGCTCACCCGAGGCGCGAGTCGGGATCAATAGAGATTTGGAGACTATCAGACATCCCATATATCGGCGCAAGTGGTACTTTGACCATTTGGGCTGAGTACCAGGACGAGGGCGAATGGGCTCCCGCTAAGAGCGTGACCACGCCTGTAGCTACCACGGACTATACCGCCAATACGGAGGAAGGAGGCGGCGGCGCGGATAAGACCGCGCAAATTAGCATCTCAATGACTGATTATGCAACCGAGGCGAAATTGGAAATCACGAACAACGATGCGGGAGGCGTTTACCTGACCTTGATGAAACTGCGCGGGGAATTGTACCAGGACGAGAGCAAGACGTTTGCTATCGAATCAGATACCGTCAGCATCAACGATTATGGTAGGCGCGACATGACGGTAAATGAGATTTGGACCCAGGAATCACAAGAAGCGGCAGACCACGCGGGATTTGCAATATATTTGTACGCAGATCCCCGCAAAGTACCCTGGATACGCTTCGAGGAGAGACCTACCTACCAGTTTGCATATGATTTATTCGATGGCGTCGTGCTGGATATTGATAAACTGGGGATTGACGGGGATTACTACATCACCTACATCGAGCATGACTGGCAGGCGACCCGCGGTTGCAGGACGACTTGGAGGTTAGAGCCCGACCCAGAGGACGTATTGGGATACTGGATATTCCCGGCAACCTTCGAGACCAACACGATTTTAGGATGGTGAGACATGGCTTATACAGCAGTCAAAACAGTTAGCACGGGCGACCCATGGACTGCAAGGGATATGAATAGATACGTGCGTGACAATTTTGCGGCGGGCGTTCCCGACATAATGACAACCAAGGGCGACATTGCAGTAGCGACCGCCAATGATACAGCAACAAGGCTCGGCATTGGCTCAAATGATGAGTGGCTCTATGCCGATAGTGGGGCAACTACAGGACTTGTCTGGGGAGAAATTGGGCATTTAAAAACAGTAGGAGATGGAGCAAATCAACTTGTATCATCGGTAAGCACTGCACTTATCACTTGTCTATCTACAGAAACATTTGATACCGCAGCGGCATTTACAAGCGATAGATTTACCTGTCCTGCTCCAGGTATGTATCTGGTGATTTGCACAGATTATGCAGATGGAAACAGTGAAGGACATATTCAAATAAATGATAACCTTAGATATTATTTATATAAAAATGCGGTTTTGCACTCTGTATTATACAGAGCAAATTTTGATGAGGCAAAGGTCGGCGGTGGATACCATGGGGAAGTCGTAGGAATGGATATTGTAAAGTGCATCCAGGGAGACATTATCGATGTTCGTATGAAATGCTTTAAAACGGGCGGTGAAAATTGGTATTTATCAGGTGATTCAACCTGGGGCAATCTTTCTGTAGCTTACTTACCGCTGAATTAGGAGGGCGATTATGGCATATACAGCAGTACCCACGCAAAATACAGGCGATGAATGGACGGCAGCCGAACATAATACCTATGTGCGAGATAATTTCGCCGCAGGGGTGCCGGACATATTCACAACCAAGGGTGATCTGGCGGTTGCAACCGCAGCGGATACCGCCGCAAGATTGGCGGTAGGAACCGATGGGCATGTTCTCATTGCTGACAGCGGGGAGGCGTGCGGCATAAAATGGGGCACAGTTCCTAATGGTCCATCGACCGGAGTAGGAGCGCGTTATTATGTAGACGATACCCAAGAAGTCGCGGATTCCAGTCAAACCATTATCGATTATGCTGTAAAAGACTACGATACCGATACTGCCGTAACGGTTGGGGCAGCGTGGAAATTCACTGTACCCGCAGACCAGGGCGGTAAATATCTGGTAATCGCGACCTGTTATTACCAGTCTGCAGGATGGTTAGCAAATGAACGCGCTGATTTGGAACTTTATAAAAACGGAGCCAGGGTTTGTATTATGGGTTCCTACTTTGTTAATGCAAATAATACCGTCAACGTGTTCGTTATTGGATCTGCAATTGTAGATTTATCGGCAGCAGATTATATCGATGTTCGCGCATACCAAAATTCAGGAGATGCCCAACAAATCGATTCTGACGGTGAATTTACCCACATCGCCATCGCCAAACTATACTCATAATCACCCACCCCTCAAGCCGAACTCCACCAATCCCCCGCAGTGCGGGCAGGTAACGACCGCGTACAACGTGCGCGGTCTTTCCATTTTACTATCCATAACACCACATCCTTTCATAATAATTATAAATACCTACCGTGAAATAGTCAATTAAGTATTGACAATTCAACTACAATAGTATATAATAATATCGAATAAATTAGTTCCGCCAGTTGGAGGTACAATGAAAAGTAAACAGGTACGAGTTTGGCTGGACACCTACGAGAAATTAGAAAAGCTGGCTGATCTAAACCGCTTGTACATTGTACAGCAAATTGACCAGTTGGTGACACGAGAATACAAATACGTTTTTGGCGACACCCTGCCCCAGAAAGAAGAAGAGCCTGTCGCTGGAACGGCTTGAAATGCCCGAGATCGATAGTTTTACCGCATTCATCCTGATAACCCTATTCGTGGCGACATACCTATACGGTTGTCGCCGTTCTGTACTCTAGGAGGAGCTATGCCTATTTACCAATCCCATCCTGAGCACATGACGCGCCAGTTTGTGAAATTGCCCGATCCTATCAGATGTCACGTGGATTACGGCGAGGGCACAATCATAATTGAACTGGGAGACGCTATAAACTCCTGGCTGGTAGCCCTAGAAAATGGGGGCTGTTGGACCACGCCGGTTGATGACTGCGCCTGCTTCCTACCAGAACACCACTGCCCAGCATGCGAAGCCAAGGCGCGGGAGATGTTCCCGCTAGAGGAGGTTTATTAATGTTGACCCCCCTTGAATTCTATACCGTGATGGCAGTCCTAGGCTTCGTGCTGTGCTGGATGGCATGGCGTGACTTGAATAGAAAATAGCAGAAAGGAGGAGCATGACAGACAATATTTTAGCCCCGCTCACATTCACAGAGGCAGAGATCGGGTTGTTCATCCGTGACCGGCGTTGCGCAATATGCCGCAGCCACTTTATCCCGTTCTACCAGGGCAACGGCGAGTATTACGCCGAGTGCCCTAACTGCGGGAAGGTGACACAACACATACACACAAGCCGCGTGCGCATCGACCAATTGAACAGCGATGAGGCGTTTGCGGCGCGCGACTTACGAAAGAAGAAACCCAAAAGAAGTTCGGACGAGATCCTAACTGAGCTAGGATTCTGAAAGGAATAGACTGATGACAAGTGAAATAATACAACAGCGAACACACATGACAGACGAGCAAATTGATTTGATAAAGCGCACTATTGCCAAAGGCTCAACTGACGATGAACTGAAATTGTTTATCATGCAGGCAGAGCGCACAGGACTTGACCCTTTCTCGCGCCAAATCTACGCAATCAAACGCTGGGATTCAAAAGAGAAACGAGAGGTCATGGCAATTCAAACCAGTATAGACGGTTTTCGTCTCATTGCTGATCGGACAGAAAAATATGCTGGTCAAATCGGTCCCTTCTGGTGTGGCAAAGATGGCGAATGGTTGGATGTGTGGTTGTCTAACGAGCCTCCATCTGCCGCCAAGGTCGGAGTTTTCAAAACCGGCTTTGCAGAACCACTTTGGGCAGTTGCCCGTTATGACTCTTATGTACAGTGCAAAAAGGATGGCAGTATAACTGTTTTCTGGTCACGAATGCCCGACCTTATGCTGGCAAAATGCGCCGAGTCTCTTGCGCTTCGCAAAGCATTTCCCCAAGAGTTGAGCGGATTGTATACCGCAGAAGAAATGGGGCAAGCATCAAACGGGTTTGATGCCGTTGATACCGTTGAGGGCCAAGTGGTAGAAACAAAAACCCCATCCGATACTGTGAAGAAATCCCCACCTAAAGCAAAAGAACCTAACGGCAACGGCGTATCGAAAGTTGTTCAAGCTCTGGTCGATGCTGGGACCGCAAGCAATAATGCGCACGCGGCTAGTATCCTGAACATGATCAAATCAGAAAAGCCCAAGATTTCTGATCAGGAACTTGTACTCGCCGCCAAATTCTATCGTGGGTGGCGCGATAAAGGCGACGAAAAAGAAACCGCGCTGGCTAAGGCGCTGAAGGGCGATCAGCCTTAGCGTTTCTTCTCCTCCTTGGGTATGGGGGGAGGCTGATACCTCCCCCCAGGAGAATCATATAAATGAGGAAGACACAATGATAAACAAATATGATGTAAGACTAAATCTAGAATGTCCATATTGCAGAAAAACTATTTGCTACCTGTTCCCCTGCAAATTATATGGACCAACCTCCCTTGTATTGATATGCGACATAGAAGAGGGTGGTTGCGATAAAGAGTTTGTAGTCCGCTTACAACATAAATATATTACCAGCACTCACAAAATCGAGGAGACATAATGACCGAAAAAATAGACGGTCGCGGCTGGAAGTTCTTGAACCAGTACGGGGCGACGGAATACGAAGGGGTTGAAACCATATATCCCCTGCCAAGACCTGACGAGAAGTGGGGTCCGTGGCTCACACATCCCGAACCTGCTGAACCAGATGGTAAGGATTGCGGTTCTGGTCGCTGGCATGTGATGAAGAAACTGTCAGCACAATACGCGCCCATTGGTTGGTGGCCGTGGTTCGTCGAATATCGAGGCATCTTTGGCGAGAGCGATAAAAAGGTTGGGGTCCGTGAATTGCGGTTGCGCCTTGTACCAAAGCGTGTGTTTTGGCGTGTAATCCGGTTGGGTTGGTGTAAGGGTTCCAACCTATGGAATGCCGTCCTGTGGAATGCCGACCTGCGGGGTGCCAACCTGCGGGGTGCCAACCTGCGGGATGCCAACCTGCGGTATGCAGACCTGCGGAATGCCAACCTGCGGGATGCCAACCTGGAGGGTGCTGACCTGCGGTATGCCGACCTGCGGGATGCCGACCTGCGGTATGCCGACCTGGAGGGTGCTGACCTGCGCGGCATTATCACAAACGAATACACGAGGATGCCAGAAGATAAGGAGACACAATGACCGAAAAAATAGATGGTCGCGGCTGGAAGTTCTTGAACCAGTACGGGGCGACGGAATACGAAGGGGTTGAAACCATAGATCCCCTGCCAAGACCTGACGAGAAGTGGGGTCCGTGGCTCACACATCCCGAACCTGCTGAACCAGATGGTAAGGATTGTGGAGCGGGCAGGTGGCACGTCATGAAGAAACTATCCGCGCGATACGCACCTGTCGGTTGGTGGCCGTGGTTTTGTGAGTATCGAGGCATCATTGGTGAAAGCAAGGAGAAAGTAGGGGTGAGGGAACTCCGCTTGAAACGTGTTAGTAAACGTGTGTTCTGGCGCATTATCCGGCTGGGCTGGTGTTGCGGTGCCGACCTGCGGTATGCCAACCTGCAGGGTGCCGACCTGCGGAGTGCCAACCTGCAGGGTGCCGACCTGCGGTATGCCGACCTGCGGTATGCCGACCTGCGGGATGCCGACCTGCGGAGTGCCAACCTGCAGGGTGCCGACCTGCGGTATGCCGACCTGCGGTATGCCGACCTGCGGTATGCCAACCTGCGGTATGCCGACCTGCGGAGTGCCAACCTGCAGGGTGCCGACCTGCGGTATGCCGACCTGCGGGATGCCGACCTGCGGGATGCCGACCTGCGGGATGCCGACCTGCGGAGTGCCGACCTGCGGGATGCCGACCTGCGGGATGCCAACCTGCGGAGCATTATCACAAATAAATACACGAGGATGCCAGAAGATAAGGAGACACAATGAAACTTTTATATCCAGTCCCGTCAAATGCTCCAATAACACAGACGTTTGCGGAGCATGTGAAGTGGGCAAAGGTGAATGGGTGGTGCCATAAGCCTGGTCCATGTCCGAGTGGCGTTTATTACTATGGGGGGGTTGACTTTGGCGCTCCTATGGGAACAACCGTACTTGCCTCGGCTGATGGGGTTGTATCTGATAGGCGATGGGCTAAAACTGGCTATGGTTATCATGTACGTATCGCTCACAACATTCACTTTATGACTATTTATGCCCATCTAAGAGATATTGTCGTTGACGAAGGTCAGGATGTCAGAGCCGGAGATTTTGTTGGTTATTTGGGCAACACGGGCAATAGCACCGGACCACACCTGCACTTTGAACTTCGTAAAGATGGAGTGCCAATCGACCCGGCTCCATACCTGGTCAAGTGCATTGACGAGGAACCGGAACCAGTTGAGATTGAAATACCGCAGTTTCCAGAGTTGCCCGTTGCGGAAATCACCGCTGACCCGTTCCTGAATATACGTACTGGACCAGGAACTGCTAACCCTGTTACATATCACCTAAATAAAGGCGAATTGGTCGAGGTTATATGTCTTGTACGAGGCAGTTCATTCCCCGATGGCAACGATCTCTGGATGGTGTTGGGCTACTGCCAATACGCCGCAATGCGCTACCGCGGCAAGGTATATGCTAAGTGGGTAAAGTAATTATGGGGCGGCGGAGCGGATAGATGAACACCTGGGAATATACGTTTTGTCCTAAATGCGCTGGAGATTTTCAACTTGCGAAAGACATTGAGGATTATCTCGAGGACAAGCAAATTGAAAATTGCCCCCACTGTGGGTGTGAATTAATCATTGAGGGAGAGTTACTTATCCACGTTCAAATGAACGATGTTTAATCATGGGGCGGCGGCGTGGGTAACGCGTCTGGCTGGGGTTGATCGCCCGTAAGCGTGCCACGCCGACCTGGACACCGACCAGACCGGGAGCAATGATATGGATCGAATCCTGCCCGCCCCACAGAGCCTATGGTGGAATGGCAAGCCACAAAAGGCCGAGATAACGTGCCACGTATTGAATGAAACGACAGGCCTCGGACGTGTGGTAACGACGCTAACAGTACCCAAAGGCAACGGAGGTGGTGCTACAGTCAGGTGATTGTCCTAGTCCTGACAAAATGGGGGCGAGAAAGTGGCTCCGCCCTTCGGGGCGAAAAGAGGAGAGTCTCTCCCGATCTGGTAGGGAGAGACAAATAATAGGAGATTGCAATGAGCGCATATACACAATCGGTTGAGAGTTTAAGAAATAATACGATAAATCGGGCTCGAACTCTTGCTGACAATCAAGGTCAGCCATTTTGTGTTATTGAAATTCCTTATGGAGTTACATATATTACCTACGATGTGATTCCGGCAAAATCTGGTGAAGTCATTGAATTGTCAGGTGAAGCTCGAATAATTTGTACTGTATATCCGGTGATTAATATTCCTATTGAGAGATCCTGTTTACCAGAAGATAACGAATGAACTTGGGGCGGCGGCGTGGAAGTGACACGTTCACACAGAAGCGTATCTGATGTGTGTAACCCGCGGAACGTAAGCCGCAGGCGATCCGTTGAATAAGTGCAAAAATACCTTGTTATCACTCAGCCCTTCGTGGTGCGGAAACGGTGGCAGGAGCGTTACCTGCCCGCCCCACTAGAAGGATAAGATGGATTTGAAAGGAGAATAGCAATGATAAATGGCGTAATACAAAGATTAATAGCAAAATTCTGGATGAAACTGGCATGGAAGATGCCAAAGAGACTTGTTTATTTCTGCGCAATCCGGTTGATCGCCTTCGCTACACAAGGGGAATATAGCAACACGATAATTCCAGAGCTAACAGCCATGGATGCGCTTGGGCGTTATGAGCAACAAATCTCATAAACAATACAGACATGGGGCGGCGGCGTTATGGAGCACGAAATGCGCGGAGTTTTGATCATACCACCGTGGTTTCCGCAGGTTCGAATCCTGCCCGCCCCACTAAGCGGTACGTGGTAGAAGCGTATGCTCCCACCCCGCAACGATCCGCAGTACGATGCCGCCTAACCCTGCGGTGGAGAACTAAAGGAGAGATCCTACTTCAATCTTTGATACCAGAACAAGTGTCCTTCATTGCATGGGAACGGCGGCACCCATGCCCGGAATTATTATGACATGCGAAAATATCTGGTTTTATTTATTCTGGCGGTAATCATGGTCTCTTGTGTACCAACAAAACCACTAGGAATACAGGAGCATAAAATATTCATGCCAATCGCAATCAAGTCAAGACCCGCGCTGCACCGTGTCGGCGTCCAGTTGGAAGGCGCGACCGATTACAACCAACCGTACCTCATACCAGGATCTACCGTTGAGCGGCAGGTGTTCTGGTACAAGATTGAAGAAGAGCGCGGAGTTCTAAACTGGCCTTCAAAGCTTGACGCTGACATTCGCGCACTTGAGTCATATCCGTTAGTGTTGAACATCAAGACTACACCCACCTGGGCGAGGCAGTACGCGGGTTATGTTTGCTCTCCTCCCGCGGAACACTACTACTATGACTACGCAATGTTCGTTGTCAGCGTGATAGACAGGTATCACCCCAACGCGGTTGAGATATGGAACGAACCCGAGACGCACGCGAGCGGCATTGACCCGAACTCCCCGCTGATGGGATGTTGGCCGAACAGGTTGACGTATTTCCAGGCGGGCAAACTGTATGGTGAGTTCGTGGATTATGTCTACAACATCGTACATGCGTACCATCCCAGCGTTTACATCATGGCAGGTGCGACACTTCTTGACCCGTTCAGTAAAAAGGCAGAGTTTACCGAGGGGATGTTATCGACCCAACCCAACTATGACGTGTACTCAATTCACTCATACTTGACATACCCCAAGATGGACTACAAGCAAGTGCTGAGACAACTTGACTTTTTACGCAGGTACGGCGTGGACAAACCTATCTGGATTACAGAGACCAGTTTACTTTGTGACGGAGACTGCGGCGGCTCATTCGAGAAGGCGCAGGCAGATTACGCGCACTATATATTCAACTTAGACCTGGTTGACCACGTGCTGTGGTACACGCTTTACGGCAACGGTTGGCGCAACTCCGACCTGGCGTATGCAAGAATGAAGAAGCCCGCGTGGTACGTGTATGAGGAGATGTTGAGATGATGACCTTCGGCTCGCTGTTCGCGGGGATAGGAGGCATTGACCTGGGGCTTGAGCGCGCTGGAATGACGTGCCTGTGGCAGGTCGAACTTGACAACTACTGCACAAAAGTATTGGAGAAGCATTGGACGGAGGTTAGGAGGTACAGAGATGTCAGAAAGTGTGGAAAACGGAACCTCGAACCAGTTGATCTTATTGCTGGAGGATTCCCTTGCCAGCCTCACAGTGTCGCCGGGAAGCGACGAGGCGCAGCAGATGACCGCAATCTCTGGCCAGAATTTATCCGGATTATTAGAGAGGCAAGACCGCGATACGTCCTTGCCGAGAACGTTCCTGGAATCGTCACCACCTATCTCGACCAGGTGCTATCTGACCTGGAAAGTGAAGGCTACACCTGCTGGACATTTAATATTCCAGCTTGCGCCTTCGATGCCCCGCACAGACGAGAACGGATCTTCATTGTGGCCGACACCGACAGAACGAGACTACAGGAGCGGAACAGGAACAGACCACGGGAATCATTCGCCTCCTCTATCAAGCGAAGTTGGTGGTCAGTTGAACCCGGCGTGGGTAGAAGGTCTGATGGGTTTCCCTCATGGTTGGAGCGACATATCGGAAAAGGAATGAGTTATGAAGAGAGTAAAAGAGCAACCAAAATATTGCGAGAGTTGTGGCGAGGAAATGGTGCGGAAGCGATACGGAAAGCGACTGGAGGACTTGACCGCCTTCAAGCAGCGGAGGTTTTGTTCGCTTTCGTGTGCGAACACGCGCCAGACATTGACCAAGCACGGATATTCGTGGCGTGCCCGGAAGCACTTGAAGACGAAATGCGAGGCGTGCGGCTCATGCTTGGATTTGCAGGCTCATCATATAGACCAGAGGATTCAGAACAATTTAGCAGAGAACATTCAAACTCTATGCAAACCGTGTCACGATTTTTGGCATTCGACGGGAAGACGAATTGGGAAATATCCAGTTGGGAAGATGGCATCCCTCGTATAGCCACAAAAGTTCCCGCTCGGGTGGACCGACTTAGAGGACTAGGCAACGCCGTAGTGCCGCAGGTCGCAGAGTGGGTTGGCAGGAGGATAATTGAACATGCCGCCGGTATATAATTCAACCTGTGGTATAATTGTGGGGCTAGGTTGCACGCAGGATTTATGTTTCTGTGCGAATACCCGCTCATCTACCCAGTCCTGTGTGCCCTAGCAGCTAACAGAAATGGTGGTGAGCGGGTGTTTGCGTAAGGAGCGGAATGAAACTCGTAATTAATCATCATATATTAAATAACTACAAAATTGGTACGTTGAGCGACAGGCTGTGGCGAACATTCGTTGAAATTTGTTTAGTATTTTCTTGGAAAGAAGAGTTGGTTACTTCCGAAGACCTAGCTTTTTATACTCATAAGTCGCTAGAAAATATTGAACGCGATGTGGCAGAACTAGAGAAACTTGGATTGCTTGATGATTTCAAGGGTGTAAGACGACGCATTGGATATGTTTATCTAATCAAAGATTGCGAACGTAATTTATATAAAATTGGAATGACTACTGATATTCGCAAGCGTCTTAATGCTCTGCAATCATCTACGGGAAACTCTAGTTTAATGTTGATCCATAAAATCCGCTCAAAGAGGTGCTCCGAACTTGAAAAAATTTTACATCAGATGTTTGCTGGCAAGTGTGTATTTGGAGAATGGTTTCAATTAACTGATGAGGATGTAGATTGGATAAAAAGCATTGAAGAAACCGATTTAATCAATCCGTTCCTGCTTTGATATTGAGGTATTTATGGCTAATTATCGTCAAATTCATGTAAGCATCTGGAAAGATGAATGGTTCATAGATTTAAATTCAGATGAAAAACTGTTATTTAT